TCACTCGTAATGAGAAGGTCGAGGGTTCGATTCCCTCGGGCGGCTCTCATCAAAGGCCCCGTCTTCGGACGGGGCCTTTCCTGTTTTAAGCCACTCGAACGGCACCCCGGTTACCGCCGCGATGGCGTAGAGGGTCTGGACGCTAGGCGTGATCCGGCCATTGATCCAATTGCCGATGGTGTTCCGGTTTACATCGAGTTCGTCGGCCAGCTCCTGCACGCCAATATCACGGACGCGCATCGCCTTGCGGATGCGGTCCGCCTCGTCAAAGTCGAGGCTCAGCCTCTCGTGCGTCATGCTCATGCACTAAGCATTGCATCATCGGGCAGCAGTCGCAATGAGATGTGCGACACGCTGAATCACATTGGCGTAATTCGTTGTGCAATGACTAATGATGGTGCACATGTCCATTTCCACCCCAGACGCACAACCGCGCATCATCTGGAGCGAACAACTGATCGGCTCGGCCACGCTCTGCGCGATCCTCAAGATTGACCGATCCACTCTCGTGCGCCGCATCCAGCGCGGCGAGCTGACGCCGCTCGCGCAGCTCGACGGCCCGAACGGCGCATACGTGTTCGATCGGTCGGATTACCCCGCATGAGCTGGCAAGCCGCCGACTGGATGGACTCGCTGCCTTACGACGTGATGAAGCCGCTGGCCGCCCGCGTCCTGCTCAAGCTGGCCAACGTCGCCGCGCAGGACGGCACACGCGCCTACCGCAGCACATGGGAGGTAGCCGACGAGCTGGGCGTAGACCGCCGCAGCATCCAGCGCGCGCTGCGCGAGCTGGAGGGCTCCGACCTCATCCACAAGGGCGACCAGCGCGCCGTAGGGCACATCCGACCCGACCGCCGCCCGACCGTCTACAACCTCAACTTTGGTTGGCACACGACCTACGCGCAGCCGGAGCTGCCGCTGCCTGACGACGAGAACGCGGATTCGGACGGGGCGACAAACGGGGCGACACGGTTATCCACAGGTGACCACGGGGCGACAAACGGGGCGACAACTGCTGTCGCACTAGGAACGAATGGAACCTACTTAACTCACCACACACAAGAGTCTTACGTTCCTGACCGTGCGCAAGCGCACGAGGGGATTGACGCCTCCGGCGACTCCCACCGGCCCGCTAGCGCGCCTGGCTCACCTATCTGGTCTGCCGTGCGCTGCCCCGCGAATGATCGCGACTGGACCCACCTTCTCGGCAGCTACGGCAAGTGCATCCACTGCCATGAGCGTCCGCTGCCCCGCTTCACCCACACCCCGGCAATGACAGGAGAACGATGAAACGCCGCGACACCTTCCAGAGTCCACGAGTCCAGAACTGGCCCATGAGGATGCGAGTGGCCACCGCGGCCGCGCTCGTCGCCGCTGCGCCGCTGATGGGCTGGGCCATCCTCGCGATGTACCTGCCTGGAGGTCACCGATGACCCGCCAGGAGCGCAAAGAGGCAGTAGCCGACCTCCGAGCCCTCGCGGCGGAGTTCGACGCCGCAGCGGCCCGCGCATACACGCTCGCGGATGAGGACCAGCGCCGCCACGACGCGCGCACGCTGCGCATGGTTGCCGTGCTCGTCTCCGCGTTCCGGCCAAAGGGAGCGGCGACGGATCGCGGATTCGCGGATCTCTGGCTCAGCGCTGGACGCAAGATGCTCGCCTACTACGACGCCGTCGACATGGACGCAGTGCACGAGTCCCGCTCAGGTCGCCGTGACGCGAAAGGAACCGGCCGATGACCCCGGATCTCGACGTGCCTATCTGGCCGCTCCTGCTTGTCGCCTGCGGGCTCTGGCTACTGCTGGCGGTAACCCGCCGTCGCCGCCGCCCGCTGCGTCTCGTCGTGGTGCTTGCGGAGCGCCGACAGGACCGCTCCGCGAATGATCGCCCACAGGATGAGCAGCGATACGACCACGACCAGCAGCCAGAGAGCGATGGTGAAGACGAGCAGCAGGACGGGAGTATCAGGGTTGGGCATGCGGTCAGGATACTGGGCGCTTGGGAGCTGCGCGGAGTCCCCGAAGGGGTGGCCGCCCACGAGGTAGCTCGCGCGTTCGCGGAGGCTACCCGTGGCTGAGCGTCGAGTCTGGGCAACTCCCGCCGACCTTGCCGACTGGCTCCAGCTCGGCGGCGACGGTGAGCGCAAGCTGCGCCAGTGGAGGCAGAGGGGAACCGGCCCCAAGTTCATCAAGCAGGGCCGCGACGTGCGCTATGCGTGGGCCGATGTGCACGCCTGGTGCGCCGATCAACGCACGCAGCAGAGCGGGGGCACCCGATGAGCTGGAAAGCGCGCAGCATGATCCGCGCTCGCCAGGCGCAGGATGAACCGCTCGTGGTTGACCCGCTCGCCCCGGCTTGCCGAGCAGACACGCATGACACCCCGGAGGCGTGCGCAGTGTGGCCGTGCACCTGCGCCTGCCACGCCGTGAGCGCCACCACCGAGCTGGAGCCGACACCATGAGCCGAAGCGCCGTGTTCGCCGCCGCAGTGGACGAGTGGCGGACGCTCCGCGCGGAGTTCGAGCTGCTGCGCGAAGCTGCGTTCGCGCGGGCGCAGGAGACGACCAACGGCGCGATGCTGAACGAGCGTGGGCGGCGCGAGCGGATCGACCCCTACAGCCTGTTCATCGGACCCGCTGCGCGAGCTCACGCGTACGCATCCCGCGAGCTGATCGACCACTGGGCAACGCACCCACGCGTGACCTATGCGCAGTTCGAGCGCGAGCGCGTCGGCGCTATCTGGCCGGTCGGGGGTGCTCACCGTGGCTGGTAATCGCGGCGGCCGGGCCAATCAGCGCATGACCGCGCTGGTGCTGGAAACCTACGGCCGGGAGTGTCACCTGCGCCTGCGCGGCTGCACGAAGATCGCGACGACCAAGGATCACATCATCCCGTTCAGCCACGGCGGAGAGGATGTGCTGGAGAACTACCGGCCTGCCTGTCGCTCGTGCAACTCGAAGCGGCAGAACAGGGTCATGACCGGATACGGGGCGTCCGTCGTCGTCATCATCGGGCCACCCGGCGCGGGCAAGTCCACCTATGTCGCTGAGCACGCCAAGCCCGGCGACGTGACGATCGACATGGACCGCATCGCGCTTGCCCTGATGCCTGTTGCCCCGACCGAATCGCACAGCTACCCGGAGCACGTTCGACACGTCGCCGTGCGAACGCGCAAGGCCGCGATCAATGCGGCGACCAGGCTGCGCGAGCGCGTCACGGTGTGGCTCATCCATGCCATCCCGCTTCCCGATGAGCTGAGCGACTACCGCAAGCTCGGCTGGCAGGTGGTCACCATCGACCCCGGCCGTGAGGTAGTCGAGCAGCGCGTCCGCACGATGCGTCCGGAGGCGATGATGCTCCACGTCTCGCGCTGGTACGCGATGCACGCAGCGCCGACTATAACTCCCGCAGCAGCTCCGAGCCTCGATGCATCAGTGCCGGCCGAATCGGAGGACGACTGGTGACCGACCTCGCTTTTCTGACGGCGGGACGCCGGACACCCCGCGACCACCGTCACCCTCTCCCCACTCCAGTCCAGAAAAGAAAAAACGGTGCGCCGAAATGACCGACGAAATGACGCTACCGGGGCTCGAAAACCCGACCCAAACGGCGACGATTCACGGCTATTTCGGGCAGGGTCCGACCGAAGAAGCCACACGAGCCGCCATCGCGGAGATTGAAGAAGAAACCGAGCTGACCGGCGCAAAGCGCGCTATCAAGCAGCTCTGTTTCTCGCTCGCCGCCAGCGTGGACAAGGGCAATCTCAAGGGCCGCGCCGTCGCCAACGAGGCCGCGCAGCTATTCGCCATGATGCAGCAGCTTGCGCCCCCGGAGGCGGAAACCGCCACCGACCTGAACATGACCCCCGACCTGAAACGGCTATTCGATGTCTTTGCTGCTCCCGCCCAATTTGACGCCGCCCCGGAAGGTGACGCCCCGGAACTATGACCGGGCAACCCACGGCCCGAAGGTGGCCGCCATCGCCGCCGAAATGGGGCAGCCGCTCCTGCCGTGGCAGCGCTACGTGGTCGATGTTGCGCTAGAGGTCGATGAACACGGCGTGTTCGTCTACTCGACCATCCTCGTGACCGTCCAGCGCCAGGCGGGCAAGACCACCCTGGATCTCGCAGCGGGTGTTCAGAACCTGCTCATGGGGCCGAACCGCCGAGCGTGGTACACCGCGCAGAGCGGCGCCCACGCCACGGAGAAATTCCTAGAGATGGCGGACACCTGGGAGGCGTCGCACATCAAGGCGCTGGCCAAGAAGCCGCGCAGGTCGAACGGCTCCGCGGCGCTCGAGTTCCTGAACGGCTCCAAACTGCGCCCCTTCCCGCCGCTCGAAGGCGCACTAGACGGCAAGCAATCGGACCGCACCACGCTCGATGAAATGTGGTTCTGGACCGCTATGCAGTACTCGCTGATGCGCCAGAGCTACAGCCCAACGCAGACCACCCGACGCAAGCGCACCGGGCAGCGACCGCAAAACTGGTTGCTCTCTACAGAGGGCACCATCGAATCCACCGCGCTCAACATGCTCCTAGCCGAAGCGCGCAGCGACACCCCCGACCCGCACACGGCGTTCTTTGACTGGGGCATTGACGACGACGACGACCCGACCGACCTGAAGCGCGTGTACGCTCGCCACCCCGGAGCTGGCTTCCTGTTCGAGCTGGACGACCTGCGCGGCTTCCAAGCGCAGTTCGCGGATGCGCCCGGAGAGTTCGCACGCGCATACGGCAACCGCCGCACCGGAGCCACCGAGCGCGTCATCCCCGCCGAGCCGTGGGCCGCCGCCGAATGGGACGGCACGAAGCCCGCTCCCGGCCCCACCTGTTTCGGCGTCGGCGTCGGCGTCGATGGCGTGGACACCACGATCACCGCCAACCAGCTCTACGGCCCGGGAACTCTCGCCGCGGTTGTCAAGGGCGGCTGGATGGAGGGCACCTACGGCGCTCTGGACAAGATGAAAGAGCTGCAAGTCAAATACCCCGAAGCCGCGTTCGCCATCGACCCCTACGGCCCCTCTGCCGCGCTCCACGATGCCGCCGAACGCGAGAAGCTACGCCTTATCGACCTCAAATCGGCCGACGTAATTGCGGCCACGCAGGCGACATTCGCGGGCATCACCAATCCGAATAAGCCGACCTGGCGCTACAAGAAGCACCCGCAGCTCGACGCCGCCGCCGAGCTGGCAACCAAACGATTCGTGGGCGATGGTACGTGGGTGTTCGGCCGCCGCGCGTCGGTCGGTTCGATCAGCGCGCTGGAGTCCGCGAACCTCGGCGCATACGGCGTCCACCACATGCCTGCGGTGCGCGGATTCCAGCTCGGTTAGCCCACGCGTGAAGTGTCACGAACGGTCACCAATCGCCGCAAGCTGTCTCCACGAGGCACGAGACTCGCAGATTCGCGTGCTGGCCATCCAAGCTCCTGAGCATGTCGTTTTGGAGAAGCGTAAGCGAGTACCTCGGGTTCTCGGCCCCCGCCGATGAGACGCCGGGAGCGCCCGCAGGCGTGATGCCGGAGCGACGGCAGACGGCCGTGTCGGCGGAACGAGCCCTCACCCTGTCAACCTTCTATCGCGGCATCCAGATTCACGCCACGGCCGTCTGCCAACTCGCGCTTTCTGTCGAGCGCAACGGGTCGATCCTCCCGGACACGCCCTCCCTCGTCGCCAAGCCAGATATCGACGAGTCGCGCTCCGCATTTCTGGAATACACGGTGGTCTCGCTCTACATCGACGGGAACGCGTTCTGGAAGATCACGCGGAGCCCTAGCGGCGTGGTCATCAACCTGACCGCCCTCAATCCCAATGAAGTGGCTGTATCCGTCGAACGCGACCGATTCGGCGTCGACCAGGTGCGTTATGACTATCGGGGCGAACGCCTCACGAAGCGGGAAATCAAGCACTTGCAGTTGCTCCGCGTCCCCGGGATGAAACGCGGGCTCGGCCCAATTCAGGCGGCACAGATCGAAGTACGCGGTGCGCTTGACGCCCGCGACTACGGCGCGCTCTGGCTCTCTGACGCCTCGATGCCGGACGGCATCCTCTCGACCGACCAGGAGCTTGCCCCCGGCGACGCTGACAAGTACAAGCACGTTTGGTACGGGCGTAACCAGGACGGTACAGCCAGGGACGCCGACGACCCGTTCAGCCCGGTTCACGAGCGGCTGCGTGTGCTGGGCAAGGGCCTCACCTACACGCCCCTCCTGCTCAAGCCCTCCGACATTCAGTTCCTCGAATCGCAGCAGTTCAGCACCATTCAGATGGCCCGCCTGATCGGTGCTCCGGCATCCATCATGCTCGTGGCCGTCGAGGGCAACTCCGAGACATATTCGAACGTCGAACAGGAGTGGATCGGCTACGTCCGGTTCGGGCTCATGAAGCCCCTGCGCGAAATCGAAGAGGCGTTCAGCGACCTCCTTCCCGGCCACCAAACGGCGCGATTCAAGATCGATGCCCTGCTCCGCTCGGACACCAAAACCCGGTACGAGTCGCACGCCATATCACTCGACCCAGTGAAGGGGTGGGCGACCGAAAACGAGGTTCGAGCCCTCGAAGGTCTGCCCCCGTTTACCGACGACCAGCTTGCCGAGCGCGCAGCACGCCGCACAAACACCACATCCACGAAGGAGACGACCGCATGAACCACGGACCGATCACGTTCGAGGCCTTCGCGCCGACGATCACTCTCGACCGCGAGAGTCGCACCATCCGGGGAGAAATCACCGCGTTCGGAGTGCCCACCACGGACTACCGAAAAATCGTGCTTCACGAGGGCAGCTTGCGTCCCCGCCTGCCGCTGTCCCGGGTCAAGATGCTCATCGACCACGACCAGCGCCAGCCCGTCGGGTTCATGACTGAGCTCAAGTCAGACAACCGCACTGCGGCGTTCAAAGTGCCCGAAGGAGACGCCGGGGACAAGGCGCTCCAGGACGCCGCCAACGGCCTTCGCGACGGCCTCTCCGTCGGAATCAACGTGCTCAAAGAAGAGGGCGCGTTCATGTACGACGAGGCCACCGGCACCTATCACGTCTACGCCGCCGAGCTGGTCGAGGTCAGCCTCTGCGCCATCCCCGCCTACGAAGACGCCGGAGTTACCAGCGTCGCCGCATCTCGACAGACCACCCCACCCAACAAGAAGGAGAACACCGTGGACCCCGAAACGCTCACCCAGGAGGCTCTGGACGCCGCTCTCGCAGCGCACGCCGAGACGTTCGATAGGACGCTGGAGACCCGCCTGGCGAACTTCCACCCCGCCAGTGCCGCCCCGGCCGGGCCATCGTGGCCGTCAATGGGCGCGTTCATGAAGGATCTCGTTTCCGGCGACACCCTCGCCGCCGAGTTCTACGAGACGCTGGCCTACGGTGGCGCGACCACCGCAGACGACAAAGCCCCGAACAAGTGGGTACGCGACGCGATCCACCTGGTCAACAAGAACCGCAAGGTTCTGAACGCGTTCTCCACCGAGACGCTGCCCGCAGACGGGATGAACCTGGAATACCTCCAGCTCAAGTCGAACAGCATCAGCGTCGCCAAGCAGGCGAAAGAGGGGGATGACCTCGCCAAGGGGAAGGTGCAGCTCCAGAGCAAGACCGCAGCCATCGGCACATTCGGCGGCTGGACCGAGCTGACCAAGCAGATCATCGAACGCGCGAGCGCCGCCTACATCAACACGGCGAACACCGCCATGGACCTGGAGTACGCCCGCGCTACCGAACAGGAGGTCCGCGACCTGCTGAAGACCATCATCGCCGGGCAGCTCGCCGGAGCGGATCACCCCCTCACCATCGCGTCCAACGCGGATGCGTACGCGTGGCTGGACCTCGTGGTCGACGCGTCGATGCTGTTCGATGACCGCGGGTTCTCGCTCGATGGATCGTTCGTCTCCGTCGATGTGTTCAAGAAGCTCATTCGGCTGGAGGACTCAAACGGCAACAGCCTGATGCGCGTTTGGGGCAACGGCACCAACCAGGTGGGCGAACTCGACCTCCGCAAGGTGTCCGGCGACCTCGCATCGGTCACCGTCGAGCTGCTTCCCGGCGCTGAACCCAACACCATGGAGTTCCACGACGCCATCGGGATCACCACGTGGGAGAGCGCCGGAGCGCCGTTCAAGCTCCAGTCGGAGAACGTGGTGAACCTCACGGAAGCGTTCTCGAAGTACGGCTACCTCGCCACCGCATCGCAGTTCCCCGACGCCATCCAGGCCGTCAAGATCGGCGCGTAACGATGGACGACACGACGCCCGCCGCCACCGACCTCAGTTGGTACGTCAACGCCATCGGGGATGACGTGCCGTTCGCGGCATCCTCGAAGGCGGAGGCCGCCCAGCTCATCGGTGACTTCATCGGAGAGGGCAACCCCTACAAGGTGCCTGAGACGGTGGTGGCGCGCGCCGTGCTCGAAGTGGGAGCGGACCTCTTCTACCGCAAGGCGGCCAAGAACGGCATCGTCGCATTCGACGGGACCGAACCCCAGGTGTTCCGCCTCAACCGCGACCCCATGGCCGCCGCCTACCCTCTGCTGCGCCGCTACCTCGTGATGGGGCTGTGATGAGCACCCCTCGACTCGATGCAGCCAACGAGCTGCTGGAGCTGCTGCGCGCAGCCCTTGTGGACCTGCCGGACGTGCACGTCACCATTAACCCCGCCGAAGTCGTCTCCGCCGCCCGGAACGGCTGCGTGCTCATCCAACCGCCCGAGCTGAGCTTCCCGACCTGGGACCAGGTGGAGGCGGCCTGGGAGCTGCTGGTGATCGCCGGGAGCATGACCAACTACGTGCACGCGTGGACCGTCATGGACGGCATCCTCGCCGCACTGTCGGACGCTCAAACCCTCAACCTCGATACCGCCGAGCTGGCCAGCTTCCAGCCGTCCGGCACGGCTCAAGCCCAAGTCATCCCCGCCTACAAGATCACCCTCAACCCCTGAGAAGGAGACACCATGACCGCCAAAGCCGCCACGCTCGGCCCCGGACACCTGAACATCGGGCTCACCGGCAGCCCGCGCGAGTTCGCCGCACAGCTCAGCAGGTGCGCCATCAACACCGACACCAAGACCGACGACCCCATAGACGTGCTCTCCGGCGAGCAGGTGGCCGGAGAGGACACCTACGCCAGCACTCTCGCCGGGACGATCAACCAGGACTACGACCTCGACAGCCTGGAAATCTTCTGCTTCGACAACCGAGGCCGCGAAATGCCGTTCGTGTTCATCCCGTCGAACGAGGGCGAAGTGCAGTGGTCGGGCACCGTGAAGATCCGCCCAGTCGGCAGCATCGGCGGGGACGTGAAGAAGAAGAACACCAGCGATTTTGAGTTCACCATCGTGGGAGACCCCACGCACGGCGCGCTCATCGGCTGACCATGGCACGCGCTCAGGTCGAGGTCGAGGGTGCGCCACGGTTCCGGCGCAGCCTCAAGCAGGCCGGGGTGGCGCTCTCGAACCTCAAGAACGTCCACCGCGCCGCCGCCAACATCGCGGCGGACGGCGTGCGCCGCCGAGCACCGCGCGGCAAGACGCTGCGACTACTCGGCTCCATCCGCTCCGGCGCGACGCAGCGAGCAGCATTCGTCCGCATCGGCAACAACTCCCGCGTCCGATACGCCGGTCCCGTCAACTACGGCTGGCCCGCGCACCACATCGCAGCAAACCCCTTCGCCAACGAAGGGGCCAAAGAAACCGAGCCCAAGTGGGTCCAGCTCTACGTGGACTACACGACGAAGGCTCTCGACACCATCGAAGGAAAATGACCATGGCAATTCAGCAGCTCCGCGTGACCTTCCAGGACGGCTCGCAGATCGACGTGACCCCGACCCTGGAAGACACCCTCGCGTTCGAGACGACGCTCCGCAAGAACAAGCACTGGGGCGCGATCCAGGACAACGCCGTCAAGCTCAACCCGTTCCGCGCCTGGAACGTGCTGCGCCGCACCGGGCAGACCGAGCTGACCTGGGACCAGTTCATCAGCGGCGACACCGCCGCCGTCTCCGTCGAGACGTTCGACCCCGCCGACGCCGACCCTGACGAGCTGGAGACGCCGGTGGGAAAAGGTGGCCCGAAGGCTCGGCGCACGAGCTGATCGCAGCGGTGGCCCTCGCGCTCCGCCGCCTCCCCAGTGAGGTCGAGCGCGAGGCCACCGAGCACCCGGCACACTTCGCCACCCTCGTCCACCTCATGACCAAAGACCCCGAAGAGGAGTAACCACAATGGCCGGAAAATCCGCCATCCTGTCGGTCAGGATCATCGGAGACGCCGTGGAAGGCGTCGCCGCGCTGAGCGACATGGACGACGCAGCCGGCCGATCCATCAGCACCATGGACAAGGTGACGGTGGGCGCCGGAGCGGTAATGGCCGCGCTCACCGCCATCGCCGTCAAAACCGGAAACATGGCCTCCGAAATGGAGCAGGCCGTGGGCGGCGTCGATGCAGTATTCAAGGACAACGCCGACACCGTGCACGCGTGGGCCGACTCCGCCGCCGTCGATGTCGGCCTAGCGCGTGACGAATACTCCAACTTCTCGACCCTCGTGGGGGCGCAGCTCAAGAACATGGGCATACCCATGGAGGAAGTCACGCAGCGCTCGCGCGACCTCATCACCATGGGTGCCGACCTCGCCGCCCAGTACGGAGGCTCAACCGCCGACGCTGTATCGGCCCTCTCGTCGCTGCTGCGCGGCGAACGCGACCCAATCGAGCGCTACGGCGTCTCCATCAATCAAGCCGCCGTAGACGCCGAGAAGGCAGCACGCGGCCTTAGCGGACTGACCGGAGAGGCAGACAAGAACGCCACCCTACAGGCGACCCTGGCGCTGCTCACCAAGCAGACCGCCGACGCCACCGGAGCCTTCGGCCGCGAGACGGACACCACAGCGCACAAGCAGCAAGTGGCGAACGCCGAGTGGCAGAACGCGCAGATCGCGCTGGGAGAGGCATTCCTGCCCGCCCTGTCGCTCGGAGCCGAGCTGGCGGGCAACTTCTCCCGGTACCTATCCGAAAACAGTGAGGTCATGTCTGGCCTCATCATCACGGTGGGCCTGCTCGCCGGAGGGGTGCTCATCGCCAACGGCGCGATCAAGGCCTACGAGACGATCGCCACGGCGGCGACCGCTGCACAGTGGCTCTGGAACGTCGCCATGACGGCGAACCCCATCGGCCTCATCATCGCCGCAATCGGCCTCATCATCGCCATCATCGTGCTCTGGATCACCCACTGGGATGAGCTGTCCAAGAAGGTGGGCGACTTCTTCAACTCGCTATTTGGCTGGGTCGGGGACGCCATCAGCTGGGTGGGCGACCTGTTCGGCGGCCTGGGCGACCTGCTCGGCATCGACTCGCACGCAGAGGTCACCGCGAAGGTGAACGCCGATACGTCGAGCCTCCAGCGGCTCGCCCCCGTGAGCATGGATGCACTCGCCGCGCCGTCGCTCGCCTTCGGCGTCGCGATGCTCGCCACCACCACGCGAGCCGTCACGACCTCCAGCAGTGGCGGGGAGCTGGCGCGCCGCGAGGCGGCCGCATCCACCGTCATCAACAACACCTACAACATCACAGGCGCGGTTGACCCCAACGGCGTCGCTCGGCAGATCAAGAGCATCCAGACCGGATACGACCAGCGGGCCGGAGCGGGCATGCCGGGGAGGGGCCGCTGATGGCCGCACCACGCGTACCCGCCTCTGTCGCCATCGACGGGGCGCGCCTCGCTGCCGACTGGCAGGAATCGGGGCTGACCGCGCTGGACGGCTTCACCATCAAATGGGGCCGGGAGGATGTGTACGACAACACCCCGTCAGCGCAGCTCGTGCTGGACGTGATCGACCCGGATGGAGCGTTCGCCGGATCGAACTCGACGTACGGCAAAGAGGTTGTCGTCAGCTACGGCGCAGGCGCTGGAACAGTCCTCTACCGCGGCACCATCAACGACATTCGGCCGCGCCAGCTCCGGTTCAAGTCGCGCAGCGTCTGGCATGTCCGGATCACCTGTAACGACGTGCTAGCCGACCTCGCCCGCACCAAAGTGGACGGGCTCTACTGGACAGCTCAGAACGCCGCGTGGGACTACACGTTCACCTACTTCGGATCGAACAAGCTGTTCAACCGCGAGACGCCCGGATTCGTCTGGCTCCAGAAAGACCCGCCCGGCAGCGGCCAGGCCGTCGGCGGCCCCGGCGTCGCCTGGCAGCTCATCAACCGCGGGCTGATCGCGGAGGCGGGGGATATCTGGACGTTCGTGGACAACGACACCACGAAGGGGGCATACACTCACGCACTGTTCATCGGGGACGACCTGGTGGCGCTCGACATGTGGGAGGCGCACGCTCGGCTGCATCCCGCCGGTCATACAACGTGGAACGCTGCCACGCGTCGGCTGGGGGTCGGGTCTGTCGCCAAAGCCGGGCAGGTGTCACTGACGCGCGACGCAGGAGGCACCGTGCGTCTGTCGGTGAGCGGCGCAAATCGGTACGTTGTGCCCGCCCAGCAGATCGCGCTGGTTAGCGACCGGGAGGCTCGCTCGACTGTCGCCCAGAACATCACCAGTCTCAGCGTCCCGGCCTCCATCGGGCGGCGTGTGCGGGTCACTCGCGATGGGGTGGAGAACCCTTCCGGAACGGACATCGTGTTCTTTGACGTTGCCGACCAGGAGAGCCAGTACACCTACCCGGTGCCGGGCACCAACCAGGCGATCACTTCGCAGTTGGAGATCCAGGCCAAGCTTGTGCGCAAGCTCCAAACCCCGCCGTACAACTACGCCAACGACGCGCTGGCCAACTCGTGGATGCCCACCGTTCAGGCGCTCAACGGCGTCATGGCCATCCCGAATGTCACGTTCGACCTGTCCCGCTGGAACTACGGCGCGGCCGTAGAAGCCGCGGTGCTGACGCTGATGAGCCAGGATGCGACGTTCTATTTCGCCGGGTCCATCTTCAACCAGCTCGACGCCACCGCCAAGCAACACCAGATCATCGGCGGCACGATCACCTACCGGCACGGCTTCAAGGCCGAAGTCACCCTCGCTCCAGCCATCGACACGGCGGCCAAGCCCGCTTTGACGGTCGGGCAGCTCGTGACCAACGCCACGCCCAAGATGGGCAACTTTGACCCCGCTATCACCCTTGCCGACTTCGGCAACGTCTCGATTGGACTGAACTAATGGGAGGAACCACCCCCGTCTACGGCATCCGCTACCCGGACAACAACACCCCCGCGCGCGACCTCGGCAAAGAGCTGGGCGACATGGGGCGCGATCTTGAGGCCGCGCTCAAGCAGGAGGGCGGCGCGGGTCCGGTCGATACCGGCTGGGTCAACATGACGTTTGACCCGGCCATCAAAGCGGGACCAGCCGTGCGCCGGATCGGTAGCCAGTGCTACTCGCGCGGCGTCTTCCAGTTCGCCGCCAACGGGACGATCACGAGCGCCTGGACCACGCTTGGTCAGCTCCCGACCGGTTTCCGACCGCTCGCGCAGACGGCTATGGGCTCCGCAAGCTCGCTGCCGTACGTCTTCCAGCTCATGATCCTCACGGACGGTTCGGTCCAGGTTCGCACGTTCGAGGTCGGCGGAGCGCCCTTCACATCCAGCTCGTCCTTTTCCATCGTCGGCTCGTGGCTGAGCAGCTAACCCGAAGGAGTCCACTCAAATGAACTACATCTATCCCACCGCCGTGACCAGCGTCTCGGACAGCTTCAAAGACCACCAGGACCGCAGCTCTGCCAACCCCGGCACCGACTACATGGCCGCGTGGGGGTCCGACGTGCGCGCGGTCGCCTCCGGTGTCGTCACGGACGTCACGAGCACCTTTAGCGGGTCGGGCGGTCGCATGGTCCATATCGACCATGACGACGGCACGAGTGCCGACTACCTGCACCTGTCCTCGATCAGCGTCCGCGAGGGCCAGCGAGTCAACCAGGGCGACGTGATCGGAGAGTCCGGCGCATCCGGCGACGGCAAAGAGTTCTACTACGGCCCGCACTTGCACATCTCGTTCCGCACCCGCCACGGGTCCGCCTACACCAGGGCCGGAAACATCGACTTCGACGCGCTCATGCGTTCGCAGACCACCACCGCCTCAAACGGGGCACACACCATCCAGGAGGAAGACGACATGGCCCAGCTCTACACACTCACCAGCCCGCCCGCACCCAGCACAAGCATCTACTTCGTGCATCCCGGAGGCGTCTCGCCCGTCCACAGCGTTGACCCCGAGGTCATCGTGCTCAAGTCCTTCGCGGAGCAGATGAACGCGGGAAAGGCACCCGTACTCACGGACGGCCAGTACAAGCTGGTTGACGAAGTGATGCAGCGCCGCCTGTGACCGTGGATGCACAGATCGTCGTCGCCGTCATCGGCGCGCTCGTCGGCATCGTCACGGCCGTCATCGGCGTCCGTGCTGCCCGCGCCGCGCGCCGCGAGAATCGCCACGAGCGGCTTGAAGCGCGGCTGGCCCGCTCCGAGCGGGATAACCGCCTGCTCTGGCTCTGGTGTCGCCAGCTCGTGGACCACATCTACCGGGGCGGCACACCGCCACCCCCGGCCGCCCCGGTCGGCCTCTTTGAAGACACCACGCCCAGAAAGGACATACCCGTATGAAGCTCTCACAGGCCACCCGCGCCTACATCTATCGCATCGTGCTCGCAGGGGGCGCGGTCGCCGCGTTCTACGGCTGGCTCTCGGCGGAGGAAGTCGCGGTGTGGGGTGGTTTCGCCGCCACCGCGCTCGGCGTCGGCCTCGCCGCCGTCAACACACCCACCGGCAAGGGAAAGCACCTCGACCGACGTTAAGGCTCGGTCTACGCCAGTGTCGCCCGATTCGGAGTAGGGTGCGGTAACCAAACTGAAGGGAACGCAATGTCCACGCTGGAGGATGCCGAAAGTCGCGAACAAGAGGCGAGCGCCCACGCCGTTGAAGCCTTGCATGGGCTGATTGCAGAGGCTATTGCTGGGTGGCCAGCCTGGGCTGACGCCGCGGTGGTGGAAATCGTCTTGGATCAGCACGAAGTGACCACTGGCCTCGGACATCGGCTTCCTCAGGTTAGATATCAGATCGCCAACGACATAGCCGACAGCAGCAGGGAAATAGATCGCAAATACCGAATCGTCCTCGATCCTGAGAAGCAGTCGGGGGCGCGATGGGGCTCCGAAATCCACAACAACATTACGCGCGCAAACAATGAACTCATTGCTCCAATTGAGCGCACGCTGAGAGCGCAGGGGTACGGCACCGCGACACTACACAATCGAGAGCTTCCGGTGAGCGATGAGACTGTGATGCACTACAAGGAGGCCATCGTGGCGCTGATCGAAGCGCATCAGCAAGCCAACAAGGCACGCGATGAGCATGGGAGGAATGCGGCGAGGGACGCCTGGAACGGCGCGGGTGGCGTCTAGAACACTCCGCGCGCCCGCAGGCTACGTGATGTCTTGTCCGTCTCGATATCGCTCAATGAACGCTTGCCCGCTTGGCGTTACCTGGTAGACGAAGTTCATATTGAAACTCCATTCGCCCCCGAGGCCGTCCTGGACGTCGTAGGACATTCCCTGTAGTCCAGTGTCAGCGAAGAGTCCATCTTTTACGGCATTCGCTACGAGGAGGTCCCCGCCCGCGCCGACCATGAACATCGCGCTTCCAGTCTCAGCAAGGTACGCGAAGACGCGACGCTCGAACTCCCCGTATCGGTTGTTCAAGATGCCGAGGTTCTGCTTGTACATCCTGACCGCCATGCGGTCGATTTCCCTGGTCTGGTCGTAGCGCGTGTGGTCGTTCGGACAGAGGGCAATTAGGTTTTCAAAGCTGTTGTCGGCGGTCTGTGCGTACGGCACGATGTGTGCAATTTCGGTTGTCGTGGCACGGCACGTAGGTATAGCACACCGGTGGCCAGCTTCGACCAGAACAGCGCGCTTGATGTCCGCGGGTACTGCCACTCGATTCGTCACGCCGACAACCTACATCAACATTTGCTCGTCCCTGCTAGGCGGCTTGCGGGAGGCGCAGTCGGTCGATGCCCTCGCGGCGCTTGAATAGGCTCACCTGCGTGTAGATCGCGGTCGTGTCCAGCGACTTATGCCGCATCAGCTCCTGGACCACGCGCACATCCACGCCCACATCCAGCAGTGACGTGCCGTACCAGTGCCGGAGCTGGTGGGGTGTGCCGACGATGCCCGCCCGGTCCATGACACCCTTGATGGCCGCGTAGACGCCCTGCCGGGTGACGTGCGGGCTGGTGGTCTGCTTCGCGTAGGCCGGAAACCAATAGTCATCGCGCGGATACTGCTCAGCCTCGCGGGCCAGCTCGTCGTGCAGCGGCACCATTTCGGTCGCGCCGCCCTTGCCGGTGATGGTGAGAATGCGGTTGCTGAGGTCGATATCCTCGCCGTGCATCTTCGCAATCTCGTGCACTCGCATCCCCGCGAGTGCGCCCAGCAGGATCATCGTCCGGGTCCGTCGACGGTTGACCGTGGACAGCATCAGCTCTAGCTGATTGTCGAACACCGGGCGCGGCTTACCCTTCGGGCGCTTCGGCGTCGGCGTCTTTAGCGACGGGTCATCGTCGCGCTGGTCAGTCTTCACGAGCCACTGGCAATACGCGCGGATCGACGCGTGATAGGTGGCCTTCGTCGTCGCCGTCAGCTCGGCGCGGCCGACGTAGAGCATGATCGCCAAGGGGGTGAGCTGGAGCGGGTGCACTGCGGTGAATCCGATTAGGCGGGTGATGACTTCGGCGCGCTCGTGGATGGTGCGTTCGGAGAGCCCCTGAGCCTCCTGCCATACCCGCCACATGTGCAGGATGGTTGTGAGTGCTGTGAGGTGTTCGTGATGCATGTATTTCACCGTAGACAGGTCCGTCTGCTCCGTGCTCAT